GACCCACTTGGGATTTTCGGTTCACCCGGAGCGTAAAACGCTGCATGAGAAGGGGCACATTGTTGCCCCTTTTCTTTTTCTACTGTATAAGTAGTTTATCCCTGACAGGCGCATCCCGTGCCTGACATAACCCACGACAGGAGATACACATGGGTACTACAACCTTCTCTGGTGCTATTCGTTCAGAAAGCACGGTCAAAACCATCAGTAAGAACGCCACGTCAGGCACAATTACAGAGGTGGTAACGCTTGGTGACGGGCCTGTTAGCCTTGCCGATAGCAATGTAACGCTTACTAACGCGACTCACAGTGGACGAGTTCTTCTTGTTCCAGACGGTGGTCAAGATAATACTTATACGCTTCCGGCTCCTATTGCTGGATCTGTTTTTAAGTTTGTCTACGCTGGCGGTGCCGCTGATGCTACGGACGCGCTTATTGTTACTCCCGGCAACACTAATTTTTACATTGGTGGTGTTACTTTCTTAGATACAGATGGTAACGAAGTTAGTTCAGTATTCTCTGATGGAAACTCCAACAGCAGCATACAGTTGAATGTGCCTGCTGGTTTTGAAGTGACCATTATTGGCCTTAACACCACCAACTATCAGATCTTTGGAAATGTAACGAGCACAACCGCTCCTGCATTCGCTGACCAGTAATAGGAGGTAGTTATGGCTGATGCTGTAACCTCACAGACTCTGATTGATGGCCCGACGCATACGGTGATGAAGCTCACCAACGTGTCAGACGGCTCTGGTGAGTCCGCTGTTACTAAAGTTGACGTTAGTGCTCTACAGCCTAACCAGAACGGGATAGCCTGTACGGGTGTAAAAATAGAACGTATCTGGTGGCAGTGTATTGGCATGAAAGTGCAGATACTGTTTGATGCTAGCACTGACCAGTTTTGTATTGAGCTAGGTGAAAACCAAAGCGGTAATCACGATTACACTGTATTTGGCGGGCTAACCAACAATGCAGGGTCTGGTAAAACAGGTGACATCAACTTTACTACGGTAGGGCACACTAGCGCAGATACGTACACAATTATTTTGTACATGCGTAAAGACTTCTAAACGTGCGTAGCTACTACAAAAAGGCATCGCCATGCCCCTCGTTCAAAAAAGGTGGTATGGCGGGCATGTCTGTAAAGAGTGGGGACAAGCGACCCACTAAGTCCGGTGCTGGTATGACAGCAAAAGGCGTTGCTAAATACAGACGGCAAAACCCCGGTAGTAAGCTACAAACCGCAGTGACGGAAAAGAAACCTAGTGGGAAGCGTGCAGCACGTAGAAAATCGTTCTGTGCGCGTTCTGCTGGACAAATGAAAAAGTTTCCTAAAGCCGCTAAAGATCCTAACTCTAGGTTGAGGCAGGCAAGGAGAAGATGGAGGTGTTAGTTGGCGTACTTGCAGAGCAACGTACCGTATTTCAAATGCTGGGTAAGAAAAGAATATACCCATAACCACGAGAAGTATCATGGCGAGTTTATTCACGCTATGGCGATTGCAGTAACGACGATGCCAACTAGGTGTTTGAGTTTTCAGGTAATTTTTACTGGAGCTGAAACATACGACGAAGAAGACGAACCCAATGTGCATGGAGGTGCGATGTGGGCACGAATGCCGATTACAGCGTTGGTAGGGGATACCCCGTTAGAGGAGTGGCCCGAACCTATGCCTGTGTGGGCAGCGCAGCCTTGGGATTGCAGTTCGAGGGATCACGCTGTGTACGTGCTTGATAGAGCCACACCGTGCCCTTGGATGGCTAAGATTGACGGGGAAATGTACCCCGCGAAGTATATGTTCACAGTGGACTATACGAACAATGAGATTGCTGATGATCCTGCACAACACAAGCAGAGTCATGTGATGGAGCTGTTAGATGCTGGCCCATATACGGGTAACATCGTGGCTCTACCAAATAATAGGGTGCGGGTGACACATCCCGCTTGGTTTGAAACGGGAGAGGGCGCACCAGATTTTCGTCCTTCTCAACACATTCACTACAGCAAGTCCGATCTGGACTACACGCTCGACGTGAATCAAGTGTTCGATAATCTGTACGCGGAGAAAGACGATGATTAGAGGTGGACGTAGCCGTGCGGCAAGCGCAGGCAAGAAAAAAAGACCTGTTTTTGGCGGGCAAGATAGCGATGCGGCAATTAAGTTTGATAGTCGGAATCCTGTCACTGCACGAAAAGAAGAAGCAGCTAAAAAAGCAGCAGCTAAAAAAGCTGCACAGGCTAAGATGGGCGCTGCTGTAGCTAAACGTACGGCTACACAAAAAACAGAACGTGACGCTATGATGGACAAGGTCAGAAAAGACCGCCCAATGCCTAAGCGCCCTTCTGCGACCAGTTTAGCTAACGCTGCCGACTCAAAAGCAAAACGCCCTGCAAAACCACAAACGCCTCCTACAACTGCACCACGCCCACCAAAAGCAAGAGACCCCTTACGATTAAGCCCATCTGTTAAGATGGTGTTAGATGCAGAGAAACCACCTCGCCCATTGCGCGGTACGGTGACTGGTAAAGACAAGACTAGTGGCAAGCTGCGCCGCAATGTCGGTGAGGGTAGAGATAAGCGTGCTAACGTAACTAAAGAGCAATTAAAAAGTTCAGGTATGACTTTGCGCCAGTATTTGAACTACGTGGATAAAGAGGGTAAGCGTCCACCTAAGAAAGCTATGGGCGGCGGCATGATGAAATCGAAAATGAAAGCCAAGGGCATGAAAGCTGGTGGCAAGATGAAGTCCAAAGGCTACAGTGCTGGTGGCAAGATGAAAGCCAAAGGCATGAGTGCTGGCGGTAAAATGAAAGCCAAGGGCATGGCTGTTGGTGGCCCACTGAAGAAAGCACCAGAAGGCAATACGGGACTCAAAAAGCTACCAAAGCAAGTCCGCAACAAGATGGGCTTCATGGCTAAAGGCGGCATGATGAAGACCAAGGGCTACTCAAAAGGTGGAGCCGCTGGTGGTAAGAAACAAAAGGTTCGCGGTGCCGGTATCGCTCGTAGGGGTGTACGTCCAGCGAAGATGCGTTAGGAGTTAGGTATGGCTAAAGATAAAAAAAGCAAAGGGCCATTTAGTTTTATTGGAGAACTAAATGAAGCTCGCAAAGATGTCTTTGGTGCTGGATATGAGAAAGAAGGCGTTAGAGGTCTTATTCCCGGTATGTCAGAAGACAGGCCAACTATGGAAGAAATACTTGCATACCGAGAAAAACGCCTAGCTGAAGAGAAAAGGAAAAAAGCTGCTCAGAAGAAAAAACGACAGCGTATAAAAGAGAACCCTAGTCTGTATAAGGGCTACAAAAAGGGTGGCAAAGTAAGAGGCGCTGGCATAGCTCGTAAGGGCGTACGTCCAGCGAAGATGCGATGAGACGTTACTACAAGTCAGGCGGTAAAGTGAAGTCGGGCGGTAAGATCTGCCCGAAAGGTAAAGCGTGGGCCAAACGTACGTTTGATACCTACCCGTCTGCTTACGCGAACATGGCAGCTTCTAAGTATTGCAAAGACCCTAATTATGCTAAGGGCAGCAAGAAGAAGAGTAAGTAATGGGGCAGCTTAAACAGTGGCGAGAACAGCAGTGGGTACGTATTGGCACCGATGGCAAGATCAAAGGGCCGTGCGGCACGTCGAAAGACAAAAAGAACCCTGATCGCTGCTTACCTAAAGCTAAAGCACAGTCCCTGAGCCAGTCTGAACGTGCTACCACAGCGCGTAAGAAGAAAAAGGCAGGTGCCACAGGGCAGCAGGTAGTATCTAATACTCCCAAAGCCAAGGTTAAAACAGCGAAAGCTGGTGGCCCAATACGCGCAAATCACAAAGGCTGTGGCGCAGTAATGAACAAGCGTAGGAAGAAGACGCTGTACGTACAAGGTAATAGGCCATGACAACATCTGGAACAACAGCATTTAATATGGACTTCACGGAGATCGCTGAAGAGGCGTGGGAACGTGCGGGCCGTGAGATGCGTTCTGGGTATGATTTACGTACTGCTAGACGTTCTATGAACCTGATGACCATTGAGTGGCAGAACCGTGGCATCAATATGTGGACGATTGACGAAGGCACTGTGACGATGGTTAAGGGTACAGGTCAGTACGACTTGCCTGCCGACACCATTGACCTGCTAGAGCAAGTTATACGTACAAACTCTGGCAATGAATATACGCAGTCTGACTTGACCATAAGTCGTATCAGCGTTAGCACATACGCATCTATACCTAACAAGTTAACAGAAGGTAGGCCGATTCAAGTTTACGTAGAACGTCTTAGAGACAATCCTAAGATTAACGTGTGGCCTGTGCCCGACAAAAACGACGAGTACATATTCAAGTATTACCGTATGCGGCGTATACAGGACGCGGGTACTGGCGTAGAGACCGCTGATATGAACTTTAGGTTCTTTCCATGTCTGGTTGCTGGATTGGCGTACTACATATCTATGAAAGAACCAGAGCTTATGGCACGAGTACCTATGCTAAAAGACGCCTACGAAGAGCAGTTTGCCTTGGCGGCTGGAGAAGATAGGGATAAGACCGCTGCACGCTTTGTGCCGCGCATAAGCTATGTCTAATAGGTTTGCATCTACTAAAAGAGCGATTGCTGAATGTGACATTTGTGGTTTTCAGTATAAGCTACGTGAGTTAAAGAATTTAATACGCAAAGGGCGTGATACAAACTTAAAGGCGTGTCCTACCTGTTGGAACCCCGGTCAGCCGCAGCTAAAGCTAGGCGAGTTTCCAGTAGACGACCCGCAAGCCATACGTGACCCAAGACCTGACAGGAGTTTAGGGGTAGCAGGAGCTAATAGTAGTAGGCAGATACAGTGGGGATGGAACCCTGTAGGCGCAGGTGATGACCCCTTTGGGCTAACTCCTAATGACTTAGTAGCAACAGGGCAAGTCGGAACAGTAACAGTTACAACAACTTAGAGAATAGCTATGAAAAAAGATAGTAAAATCAAAGAAGTAAAAGATGCACCTAAGCCTGATATGAAAGGCGTTAAGACCACTGGAATCAAAGTTCGTGGTACAGGCGCTGCTACAAAAGGACTTATGGCTCGCGGCCCTATGGCGTAAAACATGAACTATACCGAGCTAAAAACAAACATTGAGGACATTTGTGAGCTTACGTTTACAGATGACCAGCTCGCTATGTTCACGAAACAGGCGGAACAGAAGATATACAATGCTGTGCAGATACCCGCACTGCGTAAAAATGTTACTGGCACCATGACATCGAGTAACGTGTATCTGTCAGTACCTACTGATTTTTTGTACGTATACAGCTTAGCAGTCATAGACGGTAGTGGTAACTACACGTTCCTACTGAACAAAGACGTTAACTTTATACGTGAGGCGTACTCCACCAGCACAGCAACGGGAGTACCTAAGCACTACGCTATATTCAACGATGACGCGTTTATTCTTGGGCCTACACCCAACAGTAATTACTCAACAGAGCTTCATTACGGCTACTACCCTGAGTCTATCGTTACCGCTAGCACCACCTACCTTGGCGATGAGTTTGACTCTGCGTTACTAAACGGTGCCCTAGTAGAGGCTATACGGTTTATGAAGGGCGAGCCTGATATGATTGCGCTTTACGATAAGATGTACGTATCAGCTATGTCGTTACTCAAGATACTGGGTGACGGTAAGCTACGCTCTGACACGTATCGTTCTGGACAAGCTAGGCTAACGGTGCAGTAAGAAGTTATATGTTGTTACAAACTCCGCAAATAGAAGTAGGCAATGTTTTCGTTGCCACTACAGAAAACAAAGGGCATGACCCTGAGTTCTGGGCGCAAGCTGCCGCAGGTAGAATTGTAAGCGTGGGTAGCAGTTGTCACCCTTTGATAGCGCAACAAGCGGAAGCGTTCAAGGAAGCAGTCAGAGCCACGGCTTTGCACTACATAAAAGAAGCAATAAAGAGCGATAGGACAACACTTATTGCAGAACTAGAACGTCAAGGTCATAAAGACATGGCAGACATAATTAGGAGTCTATAATGGCTATATCTACAGCTATGTGCACGTCTTTCAAGCAAGAAATACTTGTTGGCACGCATAATTTTACTGCCACTTCTGGCAATACGTTCAAGCTAGCTTTATACACAAGTTCGGCTTCTTTGGGCGCAAGCACCACTGCTTACTCAACGTCTAACGAAGTGTCTGGTACAGGATACACAGCGGCAGGTGCAGCGTTAACCAGCGTTACCCCGGTTGCTAGTGGAACAACAGCCTTGTGCGACTTTTCTGACCTTACATTCAGTTCGAGCACTATTACTGCAAACGGTGCGCTTATATACAACGATACACAATCAGATAAAGCTGTTTGTACGTTAGCTTTTGGTGGCGATAAGACCTCAACTGCGGGTGATTTTACGATCCAGTTCCCGACAGCAGATGCGTCTAACGCGATCATCCGTATCGCATAGCGAGTAATATGTGGCGGTTGTTAATGGCTGGGGACGCGGTGCTTGGGGTGACCTTGGGTGGGGCGAAGGCTCTATTCCAGTTACCGTTACGGGTGTTGCGGGTACCGGCGCAGTCACAACAGTCACCGTCTCAGCAGATGCAAATGTCTCTATCACAGGCGTTTTTGCAACAGGGGCAGTCGGGTCGGTCACAGTCTCAGCAGACGCAAATGTCTCCGTTACGGGCGTTGCTGGAACTTCTGCGCTCGGCAGCATATCACTCGTTACGAGCAACATCATATCCGTTACGGGTGTTGCGGGTACCGGCGCGGTTACAACAACTACTGTTTCCGCAGGGGCTAGTGTATCCCCAACGGGTGCCGAAGGTACGGGAGCGGTTGGGTCAGTTACGCCGACAGCAGGTGCAAATGTATCACCCACGGGCGTTGCGGGCACTGGAGCGGTCACTACAGTCAGTATTGCTCTGGGCCAAACGATTGTTCCAACGGGTGTCGCGGGCACAGGGGCGGCTGGGGATGTAACAGTTGCTGACGCCGTTATTGG